TATATATAATATATAATATAATATATATATAATATATACGGAATGTACTCAATAAATTATTTGAAGTAATACTTGACATGTATGTCACACTATGATAAGCTGTAAGTAACAGTGAGGTAAAAGTTATGGTTTTAATTAAATATGGTTTCGTAATGGCAGCGTTGGTTGGGGCTGCACTATTCATTTCGGGTTGTGCTGGCACTAGGCCAGGCATCGAGCGTATTGGTCCATCAATACACGTTTATCCGAACCACCGACGTGCCGATCCATTTTACCACGGGCCAATTATTTATCCCGCGGTGTACCCGGGCCGTGTTACTGTACGGCCTTTCGTACGTCCCCCACACCGGAGATATGTTAGGCGTACCTACGTTAGGCCGAGTCACGTTAGACGTCACCAAACGAGAAGACGAGGAGAATTAGTAGGAGCAATGGTGCCCACCCAGCCTGTACGGTATGCTCCACGTATGACTCCTAGGTATGTCCCTGGGTATAGACCTCCAGTAAGAGTACATCAGAGACAACGTCAGACACAAACACAAGTTACTAAGGTAACAGTAAACCCACCTGCTATAACACCTGGTGTGGGTATAGGTGTGCCCGCAGCACAGCCTTTTGTTCACCCATACTACAGGCCAGCCGATTATGGATCAGGTGATACAGTTTCGTGTACCTTTAAGAACACTAGTCACAGAGACAAAAAAGTAACAATTAAGGTAGATTATTTTCACCCAAGACCTTTGGGAATGAATGTTCGTAGGGTGGATTGGAGTTACTTAACAATTAGGGCGAATAGTAGTCGGTTCATGGTATTTAGAATACCTAATGCCGGTAAATATGGTAGCCATGAAATAATAGCAGATCCTGCAGTGAAATATAACTGTGGCTTTGCTCGACCAGGATATTGATATGAAATATATAGCTTTACTAGTAGTATTCTTAGGATTAGTGATAGGTGGCATGGTAGCTTTAGAACATTTCCAACCCTTCAATAAAGGGAAAATAGTGAAACAAGAGAAGGCACATTGTATTGTGCATGTATACAAAGGAGACGGTTATGAAATACGACGTGGATCAGACAAAACAAATGAACTTAAATCGGGACTGGATTTACAAAATTGCGACGGACCTCCATCAGTTGAGGGAGGAGACAGCAGTTCTGGAGGAGATGTATGTCGACCTGCAGAAAGTACTTGAAGCCCAACCATTAGGAGCAGCAAATGATAACATTAACAACGCCGGAAGTGATAATGGCAGTGGGAATGATACTAATGGGAGTTAGACTAGCATTGGAAGTATATGATAACAGTAAGAAACGGTATCTAAGAAACATGGGACTGGGCTTGTTGATACTTACAACAGCCTTTGTATTGGTGAGTATGTCATGATTGAATTATTAACTATTAAGCTTTTTAGCTTTTTACATTTGGTGGTAGCGACCGTAGTGATCGCTGCTTGGGTAGGGTTAGCAGCCTTTTTATTAACGAGGAGCGATAAAGATGATTAAGTATATAGTCCCTGCATTGGTGGCCTTAAGTATTGCCGGGTGCAGTGTATTCAAAGAGAAGGTAAAGCCCAGTAAACCAGAGGGTACATTATTATTTTGTAAGATGTTTGTTTATACTCCCAAATTCCGTATATTTGATGGCGATGCCGTCATTGAGTATGATGGTAAACGAGTGTTAGTGATAGCACCGGTAGGGGAAGAAAAAAACAGGCGATACAACGTAGTTGTGAGATTACCAGAATCTGACGTTTCAGGGTTTAAAGTGAAAATGAGAAATCCTGGCGAATATGAATGTGCAAAGATTCAGCAGGAAAACAATGAATAGCCTACGGGAAATTCTAAGAGCGTCCACTAAAGATGTTTTAGTATTCGGATCGATTGGTATTCTGACGATGGGGGTTGTTATGTATACAACCTCTAGTCCTCAGCAATTACCAGCTGATGCTCAAAAGACGTTGAACGAAATATTATATATTGAAGAGATATACAGGAGAGCATAATGGGAACATATGAAATGGCCTGGGCAGTGGCCCTGGGAATGATGTTGTACAACGTAATTGTAGTAGTAACTGCGGGTATTTTCGGAGCCCTCAGATACTTGGTTGATAAATACAGAGAGGACGAATAAATGAGTGGGTTTCAAATGTTTTTAGGTATGGCGTTCATTGGCTTTGGCATACCTTTGATGGCCATCATGGGCACAGCCTCTGTTGCTAAGTTTAGAGCGTATACAGCGTTCCGAGCAGAACGTAAAGAGTCTAAAGGAGAGGAGTCCTTGCCTCCAGATTATCAAGAATTTGACGAATCAGATGAAAATAATAAGGATATTACTTGACAAATCCTCCCTGTTGACTATACTGATAGTGAGAGTGTAGTAAACGTGGAGGGTAAGAAGATGAAAAGATTTTATAGACTAGAGAAAGACGGTATGTATGTTCCTAATCCTGACAACGTCAGAGAACATAAACAAAGTAATGAGGATAGACATCAGCCTCTTTACAGGAGAGGGATGTTACTTCTAGTAATCGTTTTAATAGCCGTTGTAGTGATGGTAAGAGTCATATAGGGGGTGTATATGAAAAGGTACCTAATGGTAGTGGCGGTAGCTTTTGGGATAGTGACCGGCGTCACAGTGCACAAGAACAATGAATTTAGACATGAGATAGAGTTCCTGAGTACACATAACCATTTAATAGATGGTAATTTGAAAGAAGCGCAGAAACGGTATGCAGATTCAGTGATGGATTTGAATAATCTTAAGCGTAAGTATAATAGCAGTCAATACGAGCTACGAAAGTTGAGGAAGAAGTATGAAGAAGATCTTAGTAAGTGTCGTGGTAACGCTAAGCCTGGTGTTAAGCCTACAGACCCGGGCGGATCTGGCAGTTAAACCTGACAAGGTCACGGGTAAGAAATATTATATTAGTCGTATAATTGGATATAATATAGGTGAGTACAAAGACTTAATAGTAGCCCTACGTAACGGTACGAAAAAAGATGTTGTATATATAGTAGTAACAAATAATAACGGAGGGTATGTCAGAACACTAGCTGCCCTAACATTTGAGATAAAAAAATCAAAGGCTACAGTAATAATAGAAGCCGATGGGCTTATCGCTAGTGCCGCCGCACTGTTAGTATTTCAGGGAGACATTGTTAAGATAAACCACGACTCTAGAATACTGTTTCATAACATAAGGTATCAACGTGGCAGACAAGTAATTATACCTGGCTCTAATAATAAATTAGGTTTATTTAAGTTTATGACTTACACGGCGACATTGTCGTGGTATCAGGCCTCGAGGGTATTTACCTTCGTGACTGGGGAGGAGTGGGAACGTTTGTTAAATGGATCTAACATTACGGTGAATGGATCCCGTATATGTAAGGACCGGCTAAGGACCCGTGTCATACATGAACGATCAGACTCTTGTTTTATACGAGGGACGAAATAGAGGAGATATCTATGAATACGTCAGACATACAACGCATGGTGAATGATCTAACGAGGATCAAGAATGAACTAGAGTCTATAGACACTATGTTCACTGAGGATTCGTCACATAGCATGGCCATCATGGCATTAATAGAGGCCGTACATAACGTGGGAGTTTTAGGGCTTCACGTAGGTTTAGTAACCAACGAGTACGAAGAATGGGTATCGAATCAAATCGATGCGGGTAAACATGTAATTACAGATTACGACAAACGTAGAGGAGAATAGTATGTCAGGTTTAGTAGCACAATACGATAACATAGTGGAGTTGAAGATTTCGGAAGAAAATAATTCAGCATCAGTAAAGGTAGATGGAGTACTGGTAATTTTTGATGCTAGTGTGGGACATTCAGATCCTATACAAACAGCAAAGGCTTTCTTTACTGGGATAATACAGGATAAAGAGAATGAGCGCACTAGTAAATAGCCATCAACCGTGTGATGACTGCGGATCGTCAGATGCTCTGGCAGAATATGAGGATAATACGTATTGTTACTCATGTCATACTAGCCACAGCAAACGGCCCCGTAAGTCATTCTTCCCAGAACTTATGGATTTAGGAGACGAAGAGAAGCAGAACCTACGTCTACCTTCAGGATGTTCTAAAAGAATGCCTATAGAGGCACATAAATGGCTCTTATCCCACGCTATCTATGCTGATCTACGGGATAAATATAACATAGGATACGTATATAATACTTACACCGAAGGTGTAGTACTTAAGAATAGAGTAATACTACCTTCATATGTAGACGGTGAGTTGAAGTTTTACCAGGCCAGAGCCACAGACAAGCACGACAGTCCTAAATATTATACAGTAGGCAGTAAGGATAGTTTATTCTGGTCAAAAGGAGACTACGAAACTAAAACCATAGTACTAGTGGAAGATATGTTAAGTGCCATTAGGGTTGGAGAATTCTGTCAGGCAGTTTCATTAATAGGAACCAGTTTAAAAACAGATAAAATGTTGACATTAGTTTCAAACTATGATAATATAATAGTATGGCTGGACAGCGATGCACCGGGCCAGGAAGCAGCGAATAAATTACTTAGACAATTGAACCTATTAACGCCCTGCGTAAGTAACGTAGTAACAGAGCGAGATCCGAAATGTTTATACGACAGCGAAATACAGAAAAAACTGAAACCTTATACAAAATGAGCGATGGTTACCACATCAAGTATACCACTCTCGACAATGTTATATCTATAATTGAGGATATGGGATTTCCATATACCGTGAAACAATTCACAGATAGTCAGTTGTGCCTAACGGTGTATTGCCCCAACGATGTGCTAGAGTTCGGACTAGATACAAGGGTACATTAATGATAACCGAAATTACATTGCTAAAACTATTTACAGATAGCCGAGAAATATTTAATAACTACCGTACCTATGTACGAGAAGAAGTATTACAAGATGAGACTAAGCTTATTCTAGATGACATAGGCTCTTACTACAAAGACTTCGATGATGTGGAAGCCATAGATTTAGAACAGTTTAATACCTGGTTCCAACAGATAAAGCATCCGGACCTAAATAAAACTAAATCTAAGGTATACTCGGTCATATTTGAACGGTTACACAACGAAACGGTTGATACTTCCTCAGACTTCATTAGAGGCGTTCTGAAGCACTTTAAGCAAGAGGCTGCTAAGGACACCATTAAAGACTTATTGTCCGATACGGGACTTGCTGTGGCGGATATTAGAAAGAAACTACAGGAATATGTGGATGAGACCGAGATATTAGCAGAATCTGACTTCGTATCTAATGATTTCGGAGATATATTCGTTAAGGCTCAGAGAAGTAAAGGTCTGTCGTGGAGACTGGGGTGCCTGAACAAAAGCATAGGTCCGTTAATACCAGGAGACTTTGGCTACGTCGCTGCTTACGTAGATACTGGTAAGAGTAAGTTTTTGATTAGCGAAGCTGCCTACATGGCGCAGCAAATAGAAGAGGGGTCTGTTCTATGGTTCAACAACGAAGGACCAGAAGATAGAGTACAGGCACAGTTATGGTGCGCCGTTTTAAACACGGATAATGAAACCATAATACAGAACGAATCGTATGCATATGAAAAGTATACTAAGAAACTGCACGGAGACGTAAATAGAATTAAGATATTTGATGCTGTGGGCTATACTCCTGACATGATCAGAGAAAAGGCAGAAAAGTATAACGCCAAATTAATAGTGATCGATATGTTAGATCATATCGTACTGCCCGGAGGTAATAAAAACCAAGAGGTGATCAGACTTAAGAATTTGTATCGTGAGATTAGAGACATTAGTAAAGACTTTTGTCCACTCCTCGGGTCCTCTCAATGCGATGGTTCGGTTACATGGAAAGACAACTCGACCCAAGAAGCCAGGTTTCAACATTACATAGGAATGCACCAGTTGGATTTCTCCAGGAGTGCTAAGCAAGCGGCGGCTGAGTTTATTATCACTATAGGTAGGGACCCGGAGTATCCATTAACTAGATACGTCCATGTTCCTAAAAATAAATTAGACGGAGATGGCACCGGCCTATCTCGTAATATAAAATCGGAGGTATGTTTTGATGGAAAACGATCAATCTATTATGAAAAAGCGTAAAGAGATGACGGACCTATTAGGGGAAGATAGTGAGTTAGGACTAGACCTAGACGATCAGTATAAAATAATAGCAGTCGAGAAGAAATTCCAAGACCTGTCTATATATTTATCGGAGTCTATTGAGAATAACTTCGCGTATGTGGATTTACTTAATGTATTCAGAACAGCAGGTCCTAAAGATAATGTTAGATTATATATGGCCAACTACGGAGGCAGTGTGAGTACAGGTTTTCAGATCATTAATGCGATGAAAGAATGTAAGGCTGGCGTAGATGTTATTGTAGATGCTCCGTGTTATAGCATGGGAGCTATCATTTCGTTGGCAGGATCGAGCCTGAAGATGAATCCCGGCACCTTTTTAATGTTCCATAACTATAGTGGAAGAGAGAGAGGGAAAGGACAGGAGATGCGCGATGCAATCAACCACTTCTATGATTATTTTCATAGACATTTAAAGGTATTATCCGCACCGTTCTTAACAGATAAAGAGTTACAACAACTTAAAGACGATAAAGATGTATATATCAGTCATGACGAGAAGACATTACCAGCGCGTATTAAGCGACACTTCAAGAGTAAGAAATAATGGCCGTGGCTCTTTGTAAAAGATGCGGAAGAATGTATGAGGTAAGCGAGGGCGGTACTTTTGATTATTGCTGGTATTGCTTCAAAGAAATAAGGGGAGAAGATGAGAAACAAGTATTGCGTATTCGATTTAGAGACTACTTCTATAATGTCATTCAAAAGGTTCGCAAATCCATTCGATAAGCGAAATAAAATAGTAGTTATAGCTCACTCATTACAGGGAGAAGATCCCGAATTAAAGTATGATCCCGAAGGCGTAACCGAATTGACGTTGCCTTTAGATGAATGTAATTTCTTAGTGGGGCATAATCTGAAGTTCGACTTAATATATATATGGCACTATCCGGAATTCCAGGAATGGTTAGCAAAGGGGGGTCGGGTATGGGACACCATGACAGCAGAATATTTGTTAACTGCACAAACCTCTACATATGCTTCATTGGACAAACTGACTGAGCAATACCACGGTGATTTAAAAGATGACCGCGTTGTGCAGATGTTCAAAGCGGGAATTGGCTCGGACGAGATAGATCCGGCTATATTATTACCTTACGCCGAAGCAGATGTAGTTAATACTGAACTTATATTTAACGAACAGACGCAGTTAGCACGTAAGAAAAACATGTTGCCTATCATGTTGGCATACATGGAACACTACGTGGCGTTGTGTGAGATGGAATTTAACGGATTACATTTCGACGTAGAGAAAGCGGAAAAACTTAGAGAAGGTTACGAAGTAAGAATAGAAGAGTTAGAAGATAGTCTAGCAAGTATAACAAAAACCTACTGGTCTATCCCCGAGACTGAATTTAATCCGGGTAGTGACGACCACACCAGCGCGTTACTGTTCAACTCTCCCATCACCGTGGTAGAATCCGTGATTAAGTTAGATGAAGAAGGTAATCCCCAGGTGTATGGTCCAAAGGCACAAAAGGCTGGTCAGATTAAGACGAGAAAAGAAAAGAAACTATATATTAATGAAGGTCTAGGTATATCAGTACGGTACAGTAGGGCCATGGAGAAAGCCGGCGTTTATTCTTCGGACAAGAAAGTCTTAGATAAGATCAGATTAGATTACACCAATAAAGACGAGCATTCAAATGTGTGTGAGGTAATAGAATTATTACTAGAGTATCGGGACGCCAGTAAGATGTTAAACACGTATCTTTATGGTCGAAAATATAAAAACAAGAAGGGAGAATACGATGAGACAGGATTAATCCCTTTAGTTCAGCCCATTGATGGGTGTATACATCATTCCCTAGACACTGTACAGACTAAGACAGGGCGCTTGAATAGTAAGAATCCCAACGCTCAGAACTTTCCAGGATCCCTGTTAGAGTTATTTGATAGTAGGTATGGAGATGGGGGTGAAATCGTAGCTATAGATTACAGTCAGTTAGAGGTATGTGTGCAGGCGTTTCTGACCCAGAGCCCACGTATGATCAAGGATATAGAAAACAACATGGATTTTCATGCATTAAGATTGTCATATATAGTTGACAAACCATACGAAAGCGTGGTACAATTAATTAATGGGGATCAGGCGTGGAAAGACAAGCGTAAGAAGGCTAAGGTGGTATCTTTCGAGAAGGCATACGGTGCGTCACCTCAGAAGATTGCTAATACGACAGGACTATCGATAGAGGTAGTGAAAAAGATATTTGAGAAAGAAGACGAACGGTACCCTGAGATTGAATTGTTCTATAAAGACAGGTTCAAAGAACTAAAAGATAGTAGGCTACCAACGGATAAGTTATTATTTATTCGAAACAAACGAACTGGTGAGACTATAACTAGGCCAGGTGTGTACCAAGGAACTAGTTGCCAGACCAGTATCACGGGTAAGCGCTACTTTCACTATGAGAAGGCTGTATTGACGATGAGAGGTGATGTATTTACATACTTCTATCCTCCGGACGTTTACAACTTCCCGGTGCAGGGATTGGCGGCAGACATTGTGTCTATGCAGACAGGTCGGTTGTTTAGATGGCTGATGAAGCATCGAGACAAATGTTTAATGATTAACGAAGTACATGATGAAATAGTTATAGACATGAAGAAAGAGTATAAAGAACTACTCCTACCGAAAATTAAAGAACTGCTAGAAGATGTGGAAGGTAGCTTTGATAAGTATTTTGGGATGAAGTTTAATGTTCCCATCGAAGTCGAAATAGGGTGTGGTAAGAATTGGAGTGAAGCGAAATGAATCAAGGGGAAAAGAACGGGCGGAGTAAGTTGACTGAGCAAGACGTCTTAGAAATTAAAGAGATGCTGGTTCGGGGACATACACAAAGAGAAATCGGACTAGAGTTTGGGGTTTACTCCTCAACCATATCCATGATAAACACAGGTAAATTGTGGGGTTATTTAGAGAGAGACAATGAAGAAAAGTGATACATTAATATATTTAAGCAGCCCGTACAGCCATCATATGTCGTACGTTAGACACAGACGGTACGTAGATGTTTGTAAAGTGGCGGGGTACTTGTTGGCCCAAGGACATGTGGTACACTGTCCTATAGCCGAGAGTCATGCGATCGTACAATACAGTAGTGAAGCGCGTGCACTTAAACACGCAGACTGGATGCGTAAAGATTTAAAACAGATGGCCGTTTCAGATGAGTTATTTGTGGTTACGCTTGACGGGTGGATAGACAGTAAAGGAGTACAGGAAGAAATAGCATACGCCAAGGCCCATGAGATGCCCGTTAAATATATCAATTCACAAGGGGAGTTCGTGAATGAACCAAAACAAAGCACCAGCTAGTTACTTTTATTGGGATTGTTTAGACAAACAACGCGACAGTCCTGTAAGTATAGTAGTTGAAGACTACGAGAACCTAGTAGAAACATTAAGTATAGACGCTAGTAAGAAGTTATTCGGAGCTGCGAAGGTACTATATGGCATAGGTAAGATAAATAATATAAGCAGTAGTCCTGACGATTCGTTCTTCGAATCGATAGCACGAGTAGCATGTATGGGAGCTGCAAAACACGGGAACAAGGCGTACCGAGATCCCATAGACCCCGTGTTATTTGTAGACGCGATAGGAAGACATCTACTTAAAATATTAGATAGTCAGTACGTAGACGACGAGTCCGGGTTCGATCACGTTAGTCATATAGGAGCGAACATATTGATTTTAAAGTACCAACTAGACCATAGAAACGAGGAGAAAGTAAATGAGTAAATTATTCGCAAACCTTAAGACAAAGTTTAAGAGTAGTGCCCCCGAAGAGATGACTCTCAAAGAGTATGTTGAGCGCGTTGGGTCAGAGCCAGAGTTATACGCCTCGCCCGCAGAGCGTTTGCTCAAGGCCATCGGAGAACCGGAACTGGTGGATACGTCTAAGGACGAGAGACTGAGTCGTGTTCATCGTAATCGTATCGTAAAGAGATACGGTACGTTTAATGATTTCTATGGAATGGAAGATGTGATAGAAAGGATGGTAGCATTCTTCAAGCATGCTGCCCAAGGCCTGGAAGAGTCCAAGCAGGTCCTATATCTCCTCGGACCCGTAGGCTCGGCCAAGTCTTCAATAGCAGAAAGACTTAAAGAGTTGATGACCCAAGAACCTATCTATGCCATCAAGGGATCCCCTATCCAGGAATCTCCGTTAGGATTATTTAGTGCGGATGCTGCTGAGGAATTGGGCATTGCCGCACGCTACCTAAGATTTAGACCTTCTCCCTGGGCGTTAAAACGACTCCAAGAATATGAGGGAGACATTAGTAAATTTAAAGTAGTTAAACTATATCCCAGCGAGGCTTACCAGATAGGTGTGTCCAAGACAGAACCGGGCGATGAGAATAATCAGGATATTTCTACCCTCGTAGGTAAAGTAGACATCCGTAAGTTAGAGAGCTTACCGCAAGATGACCCTGACGCCTACAGTTATAGTGGTGGGTTATGTAAATCCAACCAGGGTTTGTTAGAGTTCGTGGAAATGTTCAAGGCACCCATTAAGATGCTGCATCCATTGTTGACGGCTACTCAGGAGGGTAACTATAAGGGTACTGAGGCTATCCCTGCGATACCATTTGACGGGTTGATCCTAGCTCACTCCAATGAATCTGAGTGGGATACATTTTCGAACAACAAGAACAATGAAGCGTTCCTAGATAGAATATCTATCGTGAAAGTACCGTATTGTTTACGCATCAGTGAGGAGAGACAGATTTACGAGAAGTTAATTACTAATAGTAGTTTGAGTGTTTCGGCCCGAGCACCAGGTACCCTGGATATGTTGGCGCGATTTTGTGTACTCAGTAGATTAGACCCGCCAGAGAATTCTAGCGTGGTTTCTAAGATGAGAGTATATAACGGTGAAAACATTAAGGATAAAGACCCTAAGGCTAAGTCCCTGCAGGAGTATAAAGATAACGCTGCCCGAGACGAAGGGTTCGATGGGATATCTACAAGACAAGCATTTAAAGTATTGTCTCGTGTTTATAACTTCGACGTAGATGAGATTGCAGCTAACCCAGTACATATGCTATATGTATTACGTCAGTTCATAGAAGAATCAGATATTCCTGAAGATAACCAAGTAGCCGCATTAGAAATCATAGAAGATTATTTGACTCCTGAGTATGCTAAGAAAGTAGGTAAGGATATCCAGACATCATACCTAGATAGTTACGAAGAGTTCGGACAGAGTATGTTCGATAGGTATATTCTATTTGCAGATAATTGGATCCAAGACAAAGATTACCGTGATCCAGATACAGGACAGATGTATGATAAGTCAGCCCTGAATGAGGAATTAGAGAAAGTCGAAAAGCCTGCGGATATTGCTAACCCTAAAGATTTTCGTAATGAAATTGTACATTACTGTCTTAAGTACCAAGCTACCAGTAAAGGACAGAACCCGCCATGGACAGCGTATAATAAGATGCGCGAAGTGATTGAGTCTAACATGTTTAGCAATACTGAAGATTTATTACCTGTGATTTCTTATGCAGGACATGGGTCTAAGGACGAGACAAATAAACATAATAACTTTATCCAACGGATGGTAACCCGCGGGTACACACCACGCCAAGTACAGTTAGTTGTGGAATGGTACATGCGCTACGCTAAGAGTACATAACATGACAAGAATCATAGACAGACGTTCTCAGGGTAAAGCTACCTCGGCAGGTAACCGCAAGAAGTTTCTTGATAGATACAAGAAATATGTTAAAGGTGCTATCGATAGAACCATTCAAAAACACAAGATTAAGGACATTAAAGGTAATAGGAAGATAGGTGTGCCTATAGATAGAGTAGACGAGCCCTCTTATGTCCCTGATCCTAAGGCGGGTAACCGTAGGAGAGTATCGTCGGGTAACGAAAGCTTTAATCGTGGAGACAAGGTTAAGAAGCCTAGTGGAGGCCCAGGTCAGGGCATGGGGTCAGGAGCAGGTACCGGAGGAGGTGGGGCGGATGATGATTTCTCCTTCGAAATAACCAAGGCCGAGTTCCTAGATGTTTTGTTTGAAGACATGAAGTTACCTAACTATGTGAAGGAAAACTTAAAAACCGATTTCAAGGAGAAGAGGATTAGGGCGGGATACACTAAAGAAGGTATCATCTCACAACTTAATCTGAAGAAGACTATCCAACATTCGTTGGCCCGTAGGATAGCACACAAAGGTAGTCTTAAAAGGCAGATGGAAGCAGCAGTGACTGAGCAAGAGAAAGAGGAATTAAAAAATAAGAGAGTGCCCTTCTTAGAGGATGTGGATCTTCGGTACAACCTGTACCAAAAGATTAAGTATCCCGTCAAGCAGGCAGTTATGTTTTGTTTGATGGATGTCTCGGGATCCATGAACGAGGAGAGAAAAGATTTAGCTAAGAGGTTTTTCTTATTGCTTTATCTATTCCTTGAGAAAGAGTATGAGAACATAGAGGTACGGTTCATAAGACACACGGAAACAGCAGAAGAAGTAGACGAGGAGGCTTTCTTCTATGATAAAAGATCTGGAGGTACTGTAGTATCTTCCTGTTATGAAAAGATGTTAGAGATAATCGATGAAGAGTATGATTCTAATAGCATTAACATTTACGCAGCACATGCTAGTGATGGAGATAACTGGGGAGACGACAGTACTAAGTTACTGCGGATCATAGAAGAGCAGGTACTACCTGCCGTGCAGTATTTAGCATACATAGAAGTAGAGGATAAACAAGAGACGCAGGCCCTGGTCGCGATGTATGGAACTCCTGCGTGGAAAACTTTACTTCAGATATTTGTGCCGATCGTGGCTAAGTATAAACATTTTAATCAAGCACGAGTAAACTGTAGGGAAGATGTATTCGTCGCACTACGTGGGTTATTTATAGATGAGTAAGAAATTATTTACAGGTACCGAGTGGACTATGGATTTGATCCAAGAGTTGTGGCAGGCTATTGATAAGATAGCGACCGAGAAGTACGGACTAGAGTACTACGAACCACAGATAGAGATCGTCACAGCAGACCAGATGTTGTATCATCATAGTATGAATGCCATGCCTTTGTTATATAAGCATTGGTCTTTTGGTAAATCATTTATTGAATCTGAGAAAGCATACGTAAAGGGACAGTCTTCCATTGCGTATGAAACTATCATTAACACTGACCCCATGATTGCGTACATCATGGAAGATAACACAGCTACCATGCAGGCCCTTGTTCTTGCCCACGCTGTGTGTGGTCACGGATCATTCTTTAAGAACAATTATTTGTTTAAAGAATGGACCGATGCATCAGCCATCGTGGATTACCTACTGTTTGCTAAGAGATATGTAGAGAAATGCGAGGAAAGGTATGGGGTAGACCGAGTAGAAAAGTTATTAGATGCGTGTCATGCGTTGTGGATGAACGGCATCGATAAGTATAAGAGAAGAAGACATGGCCGTTCGTCTGAGATAGAAAAGAAGAGAGACACATGGTTAAAGTACGAGCAAGAAAGTGCGGATGAGTTCTGGGATACTATTATTACTCCTGACCGGGAGCACCAGGAAGACATGCCGTTAGATTTTGACTGGCCCTTCCCTGAGGAAAACCTACTGTACTTTATAGAAAAGAATGCTCCTCGAATGGAGACATGGGAACGAGAGATAGTGCGCATTGTTCGCAAGACAGCACAGTATTTTTACCCACAGATACAGACCAAACTCATGAATGAGGGGTGGGCATCCTTTTGGCATTACACACTGATGACTGACCTGTATGACGACGGATTAATAGATGACGGCAGCTACATGGAGTTTTTAGATTCACACACTGCTGTCTGTTGTCAACATTCGTTTCAAGACGTGCTTGATAGGAGCCAGTTAGCTGACCCTACAACTAACACGTTATTAAATGCATTACCGCAGCTGAACCCGTACGCTCTGGGGTTTGCGATGTTTAAAGATATAAGAAGAGCCTGTGAGCATCCCACAGAGGATGACTACGAGCATATGCCTCTCGTAGCAGGCAAGCCATGGTTAGAGACTATGAAATTTATCATGGAGAACTTTAAAGATGAGAACTTTGTATTAGAATTCTTATCTCCTAAAGTAGTCAACGATTTTAAGTTATTTTGTTTAGAGGATAACGAAGAGGAGGAATTCTTTGAGTTCATCCACATACAAGACAAGGAAGATTATAGAAAGATTAAGAAGAAGCTATCACAACAGTATAGTTTCACCAATATGGTACCTCAGATTGAAGTCGTAGGTTATGACGAAGCTGAGGATAGAGGACTTCACGTCCAACACCAAGTAATAGAAGGACGCCTGTTACATGAAGCACAGTGGAAAGCAACCACTAAATATTTAAGGAAATTATGGGGTTACCCTATATTCTTCGAGGAACTCGATGAAAATGGTGACACTTTATTAAAACGAAACATACGTTTCGATTAGAGGGGAGCACACATGAACCTAAATGTAAAATTAATCTCAGTAGAAGCTAGTACTGAAATTGGAAAGCGCGACGGTGGTACGTATACCGGAGCACTACTGGTATACGAGTCGGACGGGAAAGTACAACAGAAGGGTATACACTCTTCCGTGCTTAAAAACCATCCAGAATTAGCCGGTAAAATACAGAAACTTGAAGGAGCCGAGGGTAAAGAAGTAACCTTACAGCTAGAAAAGTCTGGTAGTTTCTGGAATCTAATGGACATACTACCTGTGGGAGCAGCCGGTACCTACAGCGGTAGCAGTGCTGGTTCCGGATACAGTAAACAGTATTCCAGAGGCAGTAAAAAATCAAATAGTTCGGAAGAGACAGCACGTATCGCCAGACAAACAGCTGTTCAGGCAGCCGCCAGTGCTGGGTTTGCTAAGTCTACTGCGGAACTATTGAAGTTATCTGACGAGTTAGCTGCATTTATCATGGCACCGCTATCTGTAGATAGCAGTGGTAAGGAGGTATCTGTAGAGAGCAAGAGTAAAGACACTAACGATGGAGCAGCTGAGAATGTACCATTTTAACGTCAATGAACTAGACATGAGGCTGTTCGTAGCCTCTAGTCTAAGGTATGCCTGCGGAAGACACACCTACATGCCTCATTTTGTTATAGGTTTCGTAGAAGAGAACTTAGAGCATTTTGGAGACGAGTCCCTTAGGATATTTGCAGGGGAACTGGAAGAGTATAGACAGTCTTATTCAGGGGCAGATGCCGCTGATCGAGAAAACATAGCTTTTGCTAAGACGGTAGAAGCTCAAATATGGGAGAAGTTAAATGCCTAAAGTTTGGAGACCAGATGTGACCGAGCACCCAATACCTTTGAAAAAAGGAGAGGTGCTGGCGTCAGCCAAGATAAAAGATATCTCAAAGTACGGAGGGACCGGTACTCGGGACAGGGACTGCCCTTACTTAAAGTTCTACAGAGACGTAGCTAAAAAGTTAGGACTATCGCCGGGACTAGAAGAGATAACTGTTTCAGGAGTCGTACTACATAAGAACGACGCAGAGAAATTAAACATGGAAGTTGTTAAGTGGATACCTAAGCATACGACATACCTGAAGCCGGGTACCCGGATGTTTGCCAATGCTTACGGCATGCTGAGGCTAGACATTGGGCCGGTCGCCGCAGAGGAAGACTTTGTTAAGGAAGGATACGTATATATACGGGAGTTCTCTCCTAAATTTAAAGGTAAGGTAAATGAAAAATCTATTGATTGATGGCGACATACTAGTATATCGTGCAGGATATGCCGTACAAAGTGCCCGAAATAAAGAGTGGATAGACCAGACAACTATGGAGTTGCCTCCGATATCGCACGCATTACATGCCACGCAGATGATGCTGAGCAAAATAGCGCAAAACGTACCGTCGGGTAACGTTAGAATATTCTTGAGTAGTAACGATAAGAGTAATTTCAGGTATGAGGTAGCTTCCACACGTCCTTATAAAGGTACCCGATCTAAACAGAAACCCGTATACTTTAATGCCATTCGGGAATACTTAATAAAATATCATGCCGCTGAGGTAGTATCTAACATGGAAGCAGACGATGCCTTGGCCATAGAATGTTTAAAGGATATTAATAGTAATACTATATGTACTATAGATAAAGATCTAGACATGGTGCCAGGATGGCATTATAATTTTGTTAAGAATGATGGTTATTATATATCTCATACCGAAGCGTACAGGATCTTTTGTAAGCAGGTATTGACAGGAGATACGGTAGATAATATACCAGGAATCGATGGGGTAGGACCGATGCGTGCTAACGATCTTATTAAAGCAGCAGGTAGGGATAAGCAGAAGATGCTACAGTTAGTGTATGATGTATATACTACATTATATAACGAAGATTACTTTATGGAACAGGCTAGTCTGATATGGATTAGACGCAAAGAAGGAGAGGAATTTTGCCCAAATCTAAAAACCTTACGCCGGGACAAGTCGGACGTATATATGGTTGGAAAAGTGGACTTGAAAAAACAGTTGGAGCGCAGATCAAAGAAGCAGGGCATGTCCTCCTTTACGAAAGCACCAGAATAAAGTTTACCCAGCCGGCTAAGAACCGTACATATACCCCTGATTTTATGTTAGATAATGGAATCATTATAGAGACTAAGGGACGATTTACAAGAGAGGACCGACAAAAACACGTGTGGATAAAGGAACAATATCCCGAGCTAGACATTAGGTTTGTATTTAATAATCCTAACGCCAAGCTACATAAGGGAGCTAAATCTAATTACGCACAGTGGTGTGAAAAGAAGGGCTTCAAATATGCGAAAGCATTAATACCAAAGGGGTGGTTTGATGAATAAACCTAAGATATTATTTTACGATATAGAAACGAGCCCACTAGCTGCCTGGATATGGCGCCCCGGAAAGCAAGTGGTACGTCACGGCCAGTTAATGGAGGGCCACACTAGATACGGCATCATATGTATTACTTATTGTTTTAATGACGGTAAGACGGCCAAGGCATTTGACTGGGGATTCAAGAAACAGAACTCTGCCGGGGTGGTGGCAGCGTTCGACGAAGTAATACGAAAAGAAAAACCAGATGTTATCATTGGTAAGAACTCTGATAGATTTGATAATAAACATTTAAATATTATACGTGCGTATCATGATTTAGATGCCATGCCTGACTTCTTTAAATACACAGACGATCTCGAGAAGCAGATGAAAAAGTACTTCTACCTGCCCTCGTATACGTTGGATTATTTCTCCGCGGAGTTAGGTCTAGGAGGCAAGATCAAGATGCAGTTCCAGGACTGGATAGATATCGTTACTCGGGACCCCACACAAGGAGAGAAGAGTCTTGCAAAGATGATTAAGTATGGTAAGAAGGACATTGTAGACACGAGAGCTATTTGGAATTACTGTTATAAACATTTCGAACCTAGATTCAATGCTGCTACCGCCGTGGGTGGGAATGTCTGCCGGACGTGCGGAAGTGAAGATATACATAAAAATGGAACTAGGGTAGCTGGGAAGACAAGATACCAGAGCTTTTATTGTAATAAGCATGGAGGTTACGCGGGACGTGCTCCTATAAGTAAAACAGATAAGGTAGGAACTATATCATGAGTAATAAACAACCACATCAAGTAGTCAAGTTTGACGAAGCTGCTCGCGAGAAAATATCCAAGGGCATTAACTTATTGGCCGACGCAGTACAGGCCACACTAGGACCCGGCGGTAGACACGTCGCCTTTGAGCCAGGACCTAATGCCTTTGCGGTGACCAAGGATGGAGTCACGGTAGCTAAATCTATACGCAGACTAAAGGACCCATTCGAGAACATCGGAGCACAGATGGTACGTCAGGCGGCGCAGCGGACTGCTGAAATTGCTGGTGACGGAACCACCACAGCTACGGTACTGGCTCGTGCCATATTCAATGAGGGTAAGAAAGCGATTGCGGCAGGCAACAATGTAGTACACGTCACCAAGGGAATAGACAAGGCAGTAGAGAAGGTACAATCTTTTATGGATGATCAGGCCAAGCCCTGCAACACTAAGAAAGAGTTGACCCACGTCGCTACAATTTCATCTAATTCGGACAAAGTTCTGGGCGAGATGATTGCCACTGCTAAATTTAAGTTAGGAGCCGAGGCAGCCATCACCGTTGAAATGGGCAGGCAGGCAGACACTACCATAGAATACGTAGAAGGACTGAGGTACGATGAGGGATATGCCTCTCCGTATTTCGTTACCAACCAACGTCACATGAAGGTAGAGTATGAAGATGCCTACGTCATGTTAATTGATTACAAGCTGCATACTATACACGAACTAGTAGATATTTTGAATGAGGTGGCCTCCACAGGCAGGCCTTTATTATTACTGGTTGACTCTTACGAACCAGAAGTTATTAATACTTTAGCTATAAATAATATGCAAGGATCTATTAAAGTATGTGCTACTGCTTTTCCTATGGGATTCGAAGAGGATGGTACGGAGTTAGCTAAAGATTTAGCGGCACTGACAGGAGCCACTGTTCTAGGACACCATACTGGAGTAGATGCTAGGTCATGTAAGCTGGAGCATTTAGGACAAGCAAAACGAGTTATTGTTACTAGGCAAGATACAACAATTGTTGGGGGTGCAGGTAAGAAGAAGACCATTAAGAATAGGATTTCTCAGATCAATGACTTTATGGATAAGATTAAAGATGTACCCGCCGCAGCTAAGGCGATACCATACCTGAAGGGTCGTATTTCTAAGCTCCTAGGAGGAATTGCTGTAATACGTGCGGGAGGCTCTACAGAGCTTGAGATGAGAGAGTCTAAGGACCGCATTGATGATGCTGTATTCGCCGTACAGGCAGCCGCAGAGAGCGGTATCGTGCCTGGAGGAGGTACCTTATACGTCAAGGCCATCAGTCTCCTGAAAGATATGAAAGGATCTAACTCATCTGAACGTGCGGGTATTAATATAGTGAGTCGAGCATTAGCATCTCCCTTAGCGCAGATAGCAAAAAACGCTGGATATGAGCCAACGTTAGTTATTCAGCAGACAACGGATGCTGCCCATGTGGAGACAGGATTCAACGCTGCCTCAGGACAGTACGAGAATCTAGTAGAAGCAGGGGTGATCGATCCCGTTAAGGTAGTCAAGGAAGCATTAAAAAACGCCGCTAGTGTTGCGACGTTATTGTTGACCACTGAGGCCGCGATTGTTACGGACTATGGTGAGGACATAGACTGAGGGTACGGACGTTAGCCCGACTCACCATCCCATCCGGGACCTATGCTGTCTAAGTTCGTAGGTTCTTCAAATGGAGCTAGGTCCTTGAGTTCGTCAGGAGACACCGCTCCTTGTAAATCCAGGTTCTGTGGCATGTCTCGCAGAGCCTGTTTTCGTTCCTTAACTTCTCTTGACTTTTCTGCGTCGCCATCTTCTATAGCCCGCATGCTATCATAGTCTAGTTCCTTAAGCTTTACATTTCTCCATTCCCTTAATCTATTCATATGGATTTCTTTACATTTCTCCATATCTTCTACGATTTCTTTACGTTCCTTGTCATACACCCACGACTCTCTCCATTCCCTGTTCTGTGGGATTAAATGCTGAGGCATCACCGCATAGTATTCTAAATCTCCACCCAGTTCTTTCTTTAATCGATTTAAGCAGTCTCCTAATGACTTACTCACGGGAGTTAACACACAAACTGTGTCCTTGTCCTTTACTTTATAAACTATTCGTTTATCCATTAGTATCCTCCTATATATTTCCTAAAATTGCTAGCGCAGTATTTTCTGGAAAATCATTATACACAATCCACCCATTAAAATAATACCATGATTTAACCTCAATAGTAACAGACGAAGTTGTCGTTGCTATTACTCTGGGGCAATGTTTAACCCCACTACCGCTACCGAATATATCCGTCTTAACGCCCGCTAATAAAACCGTAGATGTGTTTGCGGACAATGCTGTTGCTAAATTATATGTAACAGTATCGCCGTTGTCTACTATAGAAGCTAGGTTGTAACTATTAGAGGTACCATAATTATAACGACCCCACGCCACTAAAGCATTTGGAGAGTAGCGCATGTTTTCTGCCGTTAGTAGTGACGTGGCTTCTACTCCGGCAGCCACCGCTGCACTTGAGCTTGCCAGCACCGAAGGATACAGAGCCAGTCCCGTCGTGCCCGTATCTGTTCGTTGTAATACGTGGGTCCCCTCAGAATCTGCCGTCGGGTACTTGACCCCGCTAAGTGATACATCACCTGATCCCTTAGCCTTTATGTTTAAATCTATATTAGTATTATCTCCCACCCCACCGAGTGTTGGTCCGGCGCCGGTAGCAGCATTGGTCATTTCTAGGTAATTTACAGCAGCAGATTTCTTCTGAAATATTAGCTGTTCATTATCTGAATCATCTCTAATGCCTGTGGCATCGTCGAATTGTATGTCATAACTGTTACCATCTAAGTTTGCTCCCAACTGAGGAGTAACGTCTTCCACTACATTGACTACGGGATTTAGAGTTAGTGTGCCCGCACCGTCTGTTGTTATAGAATTTCCAGAGACACCGTCTCGTTTAGGCCAGTAGAGGCCATCCAGAATAACACTACCATTTTGTGGGTTTATATTTATATCACCATTCGACGAAGAAACTATGCTATTACCATTGACATCTATACTGGCATCCAGTAGTCTGACAGAAGGAATAAATGGTATATTATCTATGGTCTTAAGTGTTATTTCGTCCTCGTCCTGAATAACAAACCTGTACTCAGTATCTGTTTCCAAGAAAATAATAGCACCTCCCCTCCCGTCCAGTCTGATAGGATTAGCATGTTTAACCGTGAGTGCGGCGTCTGAGTATGTAGCCTGCGCCGTACTGGTGCCAGTATTATAAGTGTAAACATAACCCCCAGACAAGGGGGAATCGTCGAGATTACGAAATTGAAATAAAGGATCAGTTCCCAGGTATGCCATTAGCGATCTCCAAATGCAGATATGTAAACATACGTAGTACCCACCTCTGTCGCGTTACCTGAGCTCATGTCACGAACCCTCACCTGTGTGGTGCCTGCCGCCGCCGCGATCACTTGTGCATAACTATCATTCGAAGTGAACAGGTCTGCGAACACAGCATATAAAGCATCGCCAAAGTCCGTGTCCCATGTAAATGTAATGTCGCCCGTACCATTGTCCGTAGTGCTGTATAGATTATATGACTCGGACACCGCACCGCTCGCGTTCACAGTAGCATGTCCTTTAGACACGCCGGGATGATAGACAAATACAGAAGGAGTGGCGTATGCGGCATCACTTGTGGCCGCTTCCATCTGTGCCTGCGAAGCTACCGTCGGCAGGTTGGCTGCGAAACTTAGAGTTCCGGCACCGTCGGTAGTAATGATTTCTCCCGCACTGCCGTCCGCATTAGGATACGACAGCCCAGAAATAACTATATTACCAGTCCCCTTGGCGTTTATATTTAAATCTACATTACTGTCGTCCCCTACGCTCGCTAGGATAGGACCATTTGAAGTACTAGCATTCGTAATCTCTACATGATTAACTGCCGACGCAGTCTTCTGAAATATTAGCTGTTCATTATCTGAATCATCTCTAATGCCTGTGGCATCGTCGAATTGTATATCAAAAGCATTGGCATCTAAATCTCCCCCTAACTGAGGGGAAGTATCTTGAACTAGGTCCGTTGTAACGGAGGTCCAGGATAACTGGGCCGCTCCATCGGTACTCAGGGCTTGTCCGTCATTTCCGTCCGCTTGTGGCCATTTTAATCCATCTAATATAACATCTCCCGTACCGTGAGGGGTAATGGCGATGTCTGCGTTAGACGTGGATACTATACTATTTCCATTAACGTCCATATCCGTCTGAAGTGTGGTTAAAGATGGGATGGGTATGTATGGATCAATAGTACGTACCGTGCTTCCTGCCGAGTCTTTTATTATTAATTTATATGCTGCGTCGACTGCGAAATAACGTACAGCTTCCCCGTACACATCTAAGGTGAACGTGTTAGCTGATCCTGCCTCCGCAGCACTACTGAAAGAAGCCTTAGGTGTGCTGGTACTTGTTATATATGTTTCTACTGTACCACTCGCCAAGACACTCCCGTCAGAGTCATACGCCTTGAATACAGGAGATACTCCTAGTTTTGCCATGTTATTGTCCCTCTAATTGTTCTGCTATTTTTAATATTTCGTCCTCAGGCATAGCTTCTACATTGGCCGCATCCTCACCTTCTGATTTTAATTTGAAGCCGGAGGCAAGGCCCGCCTTGATAGTTTGGTCTATGAATCGTCGTGCTTTAATGTCTTTAATAGAATTAAATTTAGAACGTGTTAGCATTTTCATGCCCACAGGACTATTTAAGAAGTGTTCCATTAATTTATTAACGCGTCCGGCTACTATACCTTCCACCTTAAGAGCAGTAGGAGGATTCTCTTTAATTGATTTCATAATGATATCAAGATTATGAACAGCCCGTGACTGCTCCTTACCTAGTACCATTCGGGATGACTTCTGTACGTCCTTTATGTCTTTTAAGAATTTAGAACTATCAAAAGTACCAGACTTAGTAAATGATTTCTCGTACGCTCTTCGAATTATACCACTTTGTATGATAGGCTTTCCCTGTGGCCCTAACGCTTTAATTAAATTAGTATACACCACCTTACCGTTAGCTCCCTTTAGTTGGGAAGTAATAGTATCGAAGTTACCGCTACGCATGGCCTTGGTTATTTCCTTGTTCTCTATGTCTACTATCTTTTTCTTAGACACTTCGTTTGCCCGTATAAAGGTTCTGAATGATTTAGGATCCGTATCTTTAAGTCTAGTCTTAACACCTTCGCGTAATCCGTTACGTAATTGCCTAGCGATTCGTACTTCTTCCGACGAATGTTTTCCCAAGGATTCTACGATATCATTAAGTTTGCCGTCCGACTTAACCAGTTTGTGAACAGTTCGTAGCTCTTGTGGTTTTGAGAAGAGATCGTCCATTTGTCGGACGAAACTTTGTACCGTGTTATCTTGGTTTTTAACTAGACCTTCCCGCACTCCTTGATAACTGTCCTTTATGTCTTTAAATTCAAAGCGTTGTTGGCCCACCTTACCCTTGAAGGCTTTATCAAATAATTTATCCTGAAGTATTCGCACTTTCTGCTCTCGTCCTACCAACAGGGTAGTATATTCCTCTTGGAAGTTACTAATCTTTTCGGAGGGGGCAATACGTCGTGCAGCTTCTCCCGCCTGTATATCCTGTGGGGATGTTTTGTTGGTAGCACCTATAGCCTGTGCTCGTGTGGGTTTAATCCCGGCTTTTTGGAAAGCTTTCTCATTAATTCTCTGCGGTAGCATTCCCCGAACACCCTTGATGGCAGCACGCCCACCGCCCCCTAGGACTGCTCCTAACGCTCCTCCCCGAACACGGTTTCCCTCACTATACAGGGCTCCTAAAATTCCACCAGCTACCACTGCTCCGGCAACACCAGAGCCACCGATAGGCAGCGATGACAGCATAGAGCCAGTGAATCTGCCCGCGCGACGGGTCTTAGGATGTCCTGACTCAGCCGCCGCTTGCTCTTTTTTGGCGCGGTCTGCACCTAACCTACTTTTAATATCCTTAGTGAATTCCTTATCTGTAAGCCCTGTCTTGTCTAACATTTCCCTTAGGAAAAGAGATCCTCTCTGGGCAAAATCAACAACACCTTCACCTACACCCAACCCAAACTCTTTCGCTTGGTTCGCCTGAGACTGTACGAACGAGGGCTCCTCCACTTGAAGTTTAGAGGCAAGACTCAACACTTCGTCATCTGATAATTGCTCGATATCTTCTGGCATTACTTAGCCCTCGCTGCTCTGATTGTTTTGGCTCGTTCGATGATGGCTCGTTTCTGCGCTTCAGTGAATTTCTGTTCCCGAGGCATAGAAGGTAAGACATCCTCACGTACCGCGTCCCAGTCCTGCAGTAGTTTGTGCATTTTCTTATCGATAGGATCAGCACTAGGATCTGAGGCGATATCATCTAGATTACTAAAATAGTCTGACGTGTTATTTAAGAAGTCCGCGTCTCGTAAAGTTTTAGTGCCCATTAATGCTTTCATCTGGGCCAAGGCCTTAATACCAGTCATGGCTATCTTAGCTTGTTCCGCTGACATATCCATATTTAAAAAGCCTTTCTCTAATCTTTTCAGTTCTTGTTCAGAAGCTGCCGCACCAGTGATTTCTTTCCTGTATGCGTTAAATAGAGATACCACCTGCCGGCTGAAATCCGTAAACTTAGTCACCTGCTTACGCTGAACCGGCGTTAGCTCTGCACCTAACTTACTGATCTGCGCTAATGATTTATTCTTAAGAACAGCGAACCTATTAAAGAACTGTGGATCAAATGATTTTTCCAAAGATGACACGTTAAGTACTAGCTCAGAACTAGCAACCTGCTGTTTACGGATGTCGTTTAGTACTCCCGCAGACCCTAAGGGTTCTCCTGACTGGGAATCCATTACCGGTTTATTTAGCAGGTCCATCTCCTTATTCATTTTATTAGCTTCTAATAATCCTTTACGATAAGCATTGTCGCCTGCTAATTGTTTAGTACGCTTGGTGGTAACTGCTTGACTTACGTCATTGGCTATCTTCTGCATATCGAACTCGCCCCCCGCCTGTATGCGTTGCTCTACTGCTGTTTTGATAGCGTCTTCATCCACAGGCATTCCCGATTTAGCCATATGTTCTCGTACGAAGTTAATGTGGGCAGTAGCGACTACCGGGTCTACTTGGGACACACCGCGACTCTTGTCAGCAGCTATTCGCTCGTTGTTTCGTTGAGCATTTCGTTCCGCAGCACCTTCAGTTACTTCGCCTGAAGCTCCGTCAAATCTCTTACTGAAATTAGTAGATAATCCTAGTTTATCATTGATGGCGTCTTTATTCTCCGGAGATGTTAGGTCATCATCCATGTCTATTCCGGCGTCCTGGGCTGCTTGTAAAATCATGGCACGCATTTGTTGTACCTGCCCTAGAAATTCTTCCTTGCCGGGCTGTGGCTGGTCGGGCACGCCCGCCTGCTGTTCTTCACCTTGTCCTTCAGGTTGCTGTTGTTCTTGCAGTAATTGCAATAAACTTTCTGGATTCATTATACGAGCCCTCCTAAAATACCTATTGTTCCTCGAATATCATTAGCATCTAGACCATTGCCATTAGGCCCTGTTGGATTAAATTCCAAAGTGGCACTATTGTTAATCTTAGTCGCTAATTGCGTAAGGGCGGACCCTCGTTGTGTTCCCAAACGTTCGGTAACACCCGCTAATGATGTGCCGAGTTGTGTGTGGATACCAGCCTTCTGTGCTCCAATGGATTGCGTAGCGGCAGCAGCCTGGCTTACTGAATTATTTGTGGAGTTAATAATGTTCAATAATCTATTTTGTTCTGCTCCAAATTCATCCGCAGCCAGTCCCTGACCAAATTGTTCTAGCTGTTTAAGTATTGCACCAGACCCCATGAGTCCTCGTGAAGCGCCGGAAGCCTCTATCTGCCTACGTCCTTGTTCTTTCTTAAATGCAAATCCAGGAACACTCTCTAAAAGGGCATTCAACGAGTCTAGATCCTGATCTCCTTTAAGGTTAGAAAACTGTGATAGTCTTCCGAGGGCGTCTTTATTGACGTCGATTGCAGGCTGTAGTAATTCCATCATACTACCCTGTGCTTGATCAAACACATCCAATGCGTCTTGGAAGTTACCCTTCAGGTCGCCCCGCGCCACACGTTCCGCCTGATAGAGCATCCTCAGGATCCTATTAATCTCTTCCTTAGGTGTAGATATAGTTTGTTTAGATACCGTTAACCCTTTTATTGGTAAATGGTCATCGTTATCAAACCCACCACCGGCTGCTTGTAGTTCCGCCATGTTATTTATTCTCCACTATATTTATCTTAATCCGTATAATACGTATTTACCAGACACTACGTATCCGGAACTTATATTAATTTGTACCGCATTCACTTGTTCCGAGGAATTATATTGTCCCGCACCAGCGACTGTTTCTTGTTCTTCTAGTTCATTTGTATATGTAAGTTTCCATGAGCATTGTGTTCTGGTAGAATCCGCGGGTTTGTATAATTCTATGGTACCATTTAGGATAGCATTTAGGTCAGAACTTACACCCGACGTATTTAATTCGAATCGGGTATCTCCCGCACTGCTCACTGTAGAAACTATCGAACCTTTGTTATCTATGAGCCACTCGTATATACTAGTATTGTCGTAGGTTTCTCCCTGATCAATCGATATCCTCATAGAAAGCGTTGTTCCTGGAATACTAAATTTAGTATTAAATAGTACTATTTTATATTTCTCATAACTAGCGTCTATTTTTGAGGTTATATTTAGAACTGTATCGTTGTCGAATGTCCCATCCAATAGTTCTTTATAACCATCAAATGAGCGTTCCCAGTTTTCTTGGAACCACGCTGACCAGCCCTTCTCTACTCCTCGTTCAGTAGTAGTTAGCAGAGAGCTGGTAGGAGGTGGTGATAAATCTGCCATATTATCTACCCAGACCGTATAGACGTCTACCAATTAGAAAATGTAGAGGACTTAGTCGTTGTGGTATTTTGTTTCCTTCCTGAGGGGCGGGCCCACCCTGTTGTATAGGTTGTTCGGAAGGCTGAGGAGCCTCTTGTTGATTTTGTCCTCGTTGTTGTAACATGTCCATTAATTCTTGTAGTTGTCCGCCACCTTGTTGGGGTGTTTGGGCAGATTGCTGGTCTGCGCCAGGAGAGGAAGCTAGTCCTTTCTGTCGTTGTTGCATTAACGATTCCGCAAAGCGTTGCATTTGATCTTTCTGACTCTTTTTAGCCTTGCCACCGCCACCACCGCCCGACAGACCGCGATCACTTGTGTCTTTACCTACTCCAAATACATCTTTAGCTACCTGTTGTCCTGCCATGCTTCCGGCAGCCGATACTAATAATGCTAATAATCCACCCATTACTTTTCCTCTTTTTCTACGTAGGCAACCGCGCCTAATATATTTATATTGACAGGGTCGCTCACCACGAACTCAAATGTCCATGACTTTGCTATTCCCAACTGGTCCCATACGACACGTTCTCCGTACACTCCCGCTTTTCCCAGATCTCTCCATAACTCAGTTCCCCAGTTATGGCCTCCGTCCTTAGATACTCTCATCATGATCTTAGGGTCACTGCCCTGGCCCGAGACTAAACCTACTCCCGGCTCTATAAATACCCTAAGGTTGTATAAGCTTAAGTATGAATCATAAGAATGAGTATGTTGTGTTCTTCTGACTCTCTTAATGCCTATACTATTGTCCGTATAAGTACTGTTATCTACATAATAAATATTACCCGAGGAGTAGTCCCCTACTATGTGTTTGCCGTAGACGAATGCCCCACAATTAGATAAATGCCGTCCGTAAGTAACACCGTTCAATGACTGCCATTGGTGCCATTGCTGGGTTAGTGCGTCGAACACCCACGTTACTTTTTCAGTAGGGAATGTTAATACATAGAATTCATGTGCACCGTTTTTATAGGCATATGCCGTGGCGTCAGAGATTGTAGTGTATCCTTCTATTGCTTGTGAGATCGCCACGCTGGATATAACTTCTGGAGTATATCCTGAAGCGCGCACTACTGTGCTATTTCCTGAGTCATCATTTGCAAGCCAATATAATGTATTATCAATAGAGACTAAACTATCTCGTGCGGCTAGTCCTTTATGTAATAATACTCCAGGACGTCGTTCAAACGGGAAGGTTACATTACCAGAGTTAAACCAAATCTCCGTTGTTCTAGTTCCGAATAGCCATATCTCTCTGTGGTCAGATATGCATCCTACTAATCTATCCGCGTCTGCAGTAGCAGATGCGAAGTCTAACCCGTCCCACTCCCTACCTTCCGCAACAGCAGATAAATAAAACTTATGGTCAGTTTGGGAGATTACGATGAAGTAACCGTCCTGGTACGTCACGTCGTCCGGACTACTGGGAAAGTTCTCATCCGTTATGTCTTCAAATGTATCGTCCAGTACGTCATATATATATCCATTAGTACCGTCTACTATTATTATTTGGTCGTTCGAGTCAGACATTCTTACTTGTCCACTAATAGTATTGATAGTACCTTTACTGGTCGCTGTTCCCGCAGAATCTATACTATAAAAAGTATCATCTACTACAGCGTACAGTACACCACGGTGTTCTAGTAGTCCTCGTACTTCGTCTCCTGTAATACTTGAAAACGAGGTGAGCCCCGGCGTGGGTTTTAATATGTAAGAAAACTTACCACCGGACGAATCACCCTCTAAGTACCAGTTAATCAATTGCTGGGCATTTTGATTTAGCACCGTTTCGTAGGCTGGCCCTGCTATGTTGATCGGTTGTGTTGGCATTAATTAGTCTCCAGTACGTTATGCAATTTCTATGTATTTAATATAGACAACTACTACAGCGGTTAGATTAGCTCCCACGGAATCGATGACTAGTGTTTCACCACCCACTGACGAAATAAGAACTGATGATGGAAGTACGATGCCAGTACTACCTATAGATACTCCGTCAATTATCTGATCACTGTTACTTGGTATTCCTACGTTTATAGTACCTGTCTTACTAGTTAGAACGTCGATCCATGCGAAGGTCACGATGGCCTTGGCAGGGAAGATAAAATCAACTTCGTTTGACTGCCCATCTAAAGTGTCTCCTGACACGGTCATCTTTAATGTCTTTTCAACGGCTTCAGTAGCTTTGGGTATGGCGTTTAAATCGTTCGTACTGACAGTGACTCCGTCCAGATCGGTAACGGTCAAAGGATCTCCGTTTATTAAATATTCACCTGCGTTAACTTTACTCAGGGTACCTGCCATGTTAATAACCCCCCATGTCAGGGACAAAATTAGTAGTTGCGTCTTCTTCGTCTGCCCTCATGGCATCATCAAAGAACGCATTTGCCATAACAGCCAGCGCTTGTATCTTTTGTTCTTTGCCGTAGGCTGGGGCTAATCTCACAGCTAAACTGTAGGTTAAGGCTTCTAACCATTCGTCCGGAAAATACATGTTATTAGTTGTCGCATCTATATCCTCCACGGTCTTTAGGTAATCAAACCTCAAACTCTCTTGTAGATTATTGGGTTCGGGCCATACATAAAGAACTGGATTGGTTAGTTGCTTATCAAAATAATATATATAAGGACTTCCTTCCTGATCTTTGTTTACGATCTCCAGGTACTCTTGTCTGCTTAGTCGGTCTAATGGTATTTCATTACCTGAGGAATTACGTAACCTAACGTGCTGTATTTGTTCGGGGTGCTTTATTTCATCTGTAACTAAAGTATAGACATAGATAAAATTGCCACTAGCTGCGATAGAGGTGAGAGCATCATCGACAGTAATTTGTGTAGATGAGTCAACGCTAGCGATAGTAGTTTCATCCCGAGTACCATCATCCAATTCAATAATAACTTTATCACTTGCGGTCATCCCCGTACTACTAGTTACTGATAAAACGGTCTGGGCAGCTGCCTCGTCAGCACTCATGGTAGTTTGTACTATGCCTGAAACTTTAATGCCGGCAGCCGCCGTACCTCCCGTACCTGCTTTGTTATGAAAAGAGTATGCCACAACGTCGTTGTCAAATACTAATGCTCCCTGCTCCAGCGCCCATAGTTTCGCACCCTGAGCACCCCAAGCCTTAGTCATTTTGTTAAGACTACTTAGAGCATAGTTCTGTGTCGCACTATTCAATGTTTCTTCTGGATGTGCTACTCCTAATAATACTAATGCATCCTTGACTACGTCACCCGCAGTCTGCGTATAATTTATTGATCCGCTAGTTGCCATGTTTATTCCTCATTAATAAGTTATTGTGGTCGGTGTATGACTCACATCATAACTTTTAAATATATCGTCCGGTTGACTCTGTGGGTCTGGTACCTGTTGTAACGATACGGTTACCGGGATTCGTTCCTGATTCTCTTCCGCGTGGTAATTATGCATGGGTAAGCCTGATTCTTTACCTAATACCATCTCATTGCTTTTCATTTCTCCCCCACAAATAGAGCATTCTATATTATATAATCCGTTGATTACTTCTGGTCTTACTGCCATTATCTAGTTTCCCATGTATCTTCTATTGTTTCCCAAACTTCACCTATCTTTTCCCAGTATAAAGCTTCGTCTCTGAACTGTGGTGTCTTTAAAGGAGCCCTTCTGATTTTAGGATATGAATTTTTTATCCTGGGAGTTATCCTCTTCCGATCAAAAAGATCTTCTAACTGGTGCTCCTTGCATACTCTCTTATGTTCTTCGTCTCGTACGGTTTCTGTATTAAACCTTTTACATCCACATAATCCGCAGTATACGTAATATTCACCCTTCACTATGTTACTACCAGGTATCCTATAACGCCACCTACGATAGCTGCCACTACCATAATGATCATTAATATTCTACCTAATTTTCCAAATCCATCCATGTTTTAAAATCCTATGTAAATTCCAAAGCCACCACTTAATATGGCCATTATAACTACTATGTAAAAAATAGTTCTTAACATTATTTACTTACCTCTTCTTCTGGTTTAGGGTATTTACGTTTAATTGCTAGTATCGACCCGAGTAACTTGTCCATGTCGGCGTGCATGTCTACGCCACTAAGACGCATGTAGTTAAATTGCATCAATATGATATCGAGCTGATCTCCCATGTAAGGATACTCTCTAGAGCGCTCTCGCGCATATTCAAATTCATCGCTCATACTTGTCTCCTATACTGGTAAATATTCAATCCAGGCTGCTTCGATAACGATGTCGTCGGTATCTGCTCCGGAAGTTTGTCCGGTAATTGCTACGGTGATTGCTCCGCTCAATGTTTCGGTAGGGCTCGTAAATTCTGCATCATACGTATCACCGCCACCATTTCCGGGAGCGCTTTGCGTAAAGCGAACTGTTCCCCAGGCTTTCTGGGTTGCTGCACCCGTTCTGATTATAGTTGCTTCGCAGGCCCAACCATCGAATAAACTTAAGGCATCATCACACGTGTTTACAGTAGTTCCGCCAAATTTAACGCGTATAGTTTTGGTATCCGTATCGCCCGCCACTGTACCGAAGGCACGGATTTTAATCATATCTCCATTAGTCCCCAGCAGACCCGCAGTAATTGCTTGGGAGTACAGGACATTTTCATTTGTATTTGTTTCTGAAGTAACCTGAGTAGTATCTACATCCTCTAAGGCAGACCCCGCGGCTGCTTGCCACGAGCAAGTACCATCACCATCTTCTCTTAAGAACTTAGTACCGCCACCTTCCCCAGTAGATAGTACGGCCGTACCTTCGGGAGCACCGCCGGCTGGTGCCCAAGATAATACACCGCTACCATTAGTAGATAGTACTTCGGTGTTATCTCCGTCATCTACGGGAAGTGTTAATGTGTAGCTATCTGCTAACGCAGGTGCTGCGAGTTTAACTGTCGAATCACCGTTAGGTTCTTCTAAGGTAATGAATCCGGCGGTAGCGCCGTTATTAGTGATATCAATAGAAGATGCAACGGTGGCAGCGCCTGTCGATAAAGCGCCTGTAGTAGTAATAGAACTGGAACCGTTATTAATGGTTCCGAAGTTACTCGTGATGGATCCGCCATCTAGTGCGCCCACAGTCGTTACGTGTCCTTGATTGGCATCTGTTTCTATGTCATTGGCATTAGCAGTTATTCCGGTACCACCAGCCACGGTGAATGTACGATTTGCGGCTATGGTGCCGCCTCCCGTCAGGCCATCGCCTGCCGTGAGAGTTATCGTTGAATGGTCTATATGTTCATTAGCTACGAAATCACTGAAGCCATCGTGATGCGCTCCGCCATCATAAGCTATATTACCATCAGAAACAGCCGTATCAAATTGTGCCTTAGTACCTGTGACGGGATTTGTGGCCAGATCAATTGATTTATTTGTAAATGTATTCGTGGAAGAAGCCGTAACATCAGTAACGAGATCTATAGTTCCATCACCATCTTGGTAGGTGGCTGTAATGCCAGTTTCTGTATTGCCGGTAAACATACCACCCGCAATGTCTTGTACTTGTTCTGTTGTGAGGGTAGGGTTTAAATCTGCTATGGCTTGCGTAGTTACTGTTTTTAATGCATCTGCACCACTGGTATCTTGTATTAATACCTTATCATCTGCAGCAATAGTTACACCTGTTAAGGTTGCTCCATCTAGAGCTGTGGTAACGTTAGCTTCGTCTGTAACATCTGCTAATTCTTCTATACCATCCAGCTTAGTACCATCAGTAGCAACGTCCCGTCCATCGACGGTACCAGTAACGCCAATGTTCCCTGTAACCGTGAGAGCACCAGTTGCAGCCGTACCAGAAGTGAGGAAGTTACTCGCCGTACTTGTCCAATCAATGTGTTCATTGACTACAAACCCCGTTAAATTATCATGATTTATATCTGTTTCTAGCTGGCCTACCGTAACATCTACCCAGGCACTTCCGCTATATCTTATATAGTCTCCGGTAACGGCGGCTGTTATGGTAACATCTGTAAGATCATCCAGAGCATTTGATCCGCCCGATACCGTCGCGAAGCTTAGATTGCCCGAGCCGTCTGTCTTTATCACTTGATTAACTGTTCCGTCAGATGTGGGATATGTTAATCCGTTAATACTCACGGCAGCTGAAGACAACGAAAGGACACTAGCTGTGCCCTCTCCGTCTGACACGGAACGTAGAGTACCATCGATACCTGTGTTAGAGTTACTTACTTGAAGTAAATCCTTATAGGTATCTTTAATCCTGTTTCCCGTTAATGCTGCCATGTATTATTTCCTGGGTTGTATAATCATCATTTGAATTTCAGCGCCCGCGCTGTACGTATTAACTTCGAGCATACATCCAGTGCAGCCTACAGGTAACTGTGCGTTCTGGTCTGTTGTCTCGCTTGCTAGGTTAGCATCTGCTACCCAGTTTGCATTATCTATGGCTGTGTTTCCGGCACCCAATAAATCATCAAATGTAATCATAACATCGACATTACATGTGCCGGTAACGTCTAGTGCCACCTGGGCCGCTATTTCGTTATGGTGATTTAGAATGTAAGCTTCTGATCGTGCTGCTAGCGTGGTTCCTCGTGTTCCTACGTCAACTACATCAGTATCTTCTACTGTACCTGACAGGGTGATAGAAGTTAATGTTTTGTAGAACTTGGTAGATACTACTGTAGCATCTGCCGTCGGTCCCGTAACAGCTTCCGATATCACTTGGTCGTTTGCATCCGTACCAGTTAATGTGAATATTGCATTGGACTGGTCGTCTGTCCCTGCGTCTTTAATTGTGATGATATGTCCTAACCCATCCACAGAGGTATATGTTCCTCCTGATGTTAGTATGCCGTCTAGCACAACACCCGCAGCTTCTACCGTAACGTTAGCATCTGCGATACCGTCCAAATCTGCCGTGTCCAGATCGATATCAATTTCTTTTCTTCTAGGCATTTCCTGCCTCCTGTTTTATATAAATTCGTGTTCAGATAATAGGGCCAATGTTTATCGGCCCATTTACCTGTATGATTAATCCGAAGATTAAACATTTTATGCGTCAGCCGTTTCTAGGTTAATCCCAGTTGTGGCAATTGTTTCGTTGTATTTGTTTTGAAACTTCAAACACGTGTCCGCTACAATTGAGTTGACTGCGGCTGCGACATTACATACAATGTAATTATCGCGTATAGTACCCGTAGTACCCGTTAGTAATTCAATACCTGGTTGGGCATTTAGGTTACCACCGATACCGTTCTCGAGCAAGTTACCTTTAATATCTACGTTGGTTGACAACGTAGTATCTCCGACGATATTAGCTGTAGAAAAATCGCCGCGAATTACATTATTTCTAATAGTAGTCTTCGCAGTATCTGCATCCATCAGAATACCAGCAACAGCATTAGCTATTCCCATATCAATGGTACATTCCTCGATAATACATCCAGTATTGTTATTAACTAGTTGGATTGATGCATCGAACTCATCAGTACCAGATGTTGTAACGTCGAACGTACAATTTCTAACTACTGTATAATCTGTTCCGTCTTCAATCACAAGTCCTAGGGCTGTTGAATCATTGTTAGCACGAAAATTCATATTTTCAACAACAACGTCATCAGCACCGACAGCTACCGTAGCCGCTGCTGCCGTATAATTGAATCTAGCTTGTTTAGAGCCATGACCAAGACCGATAAGTCTAACTCCCGCGACATCGAAGTCGACTCCAGAAGCCGCTGATACGGTTTCGCTATGGCCAGGCATGGCGTAAATAACATCGCCCCTGTTGGCCTTACATTTACCAATAGCATAATCTATAGTTGAAAATGGTTTTAAGTACGATCCTTCGTTTCCATCGGAACCTGCCAATCCTAAATCAGGTAATACGGTTGAGTTATTAACCCAGAATACCTTACCCGGATGAGGGATTTCTACAGGCACGCCTTTTACGACTAAGCCATTACTGAAACCGTTTGGATAATTTGAAATAGGCATTTTATTGCCTCCTTTATTTTTTGTTTAACTGCACCGTATTACGGTCGCTACTTAAAGCGAAATTGCAGTATTCGAAAAGATAGCCAAGAGGACCGAAGTCCTCCCAACTATTGTTTTTACGCGCCTGGCGAACCGAACAATGTTCGGTAGTCAGACCAACCGTAAGCATATCGCTCATAACCGATAAACTTCATATTGAAGGTATCGAAATCGTTATCAGCCTGAAAGCGTGGGCTTTCAGATGAATATACTTTGAGGCCATCGGCCACATCAAGTTTGATGAACCATGCGTTGGCACCGGATAACCGATGATGGTGCATGATTTCTTCACTTAACATTCCTAGACTTCTGATTGCATTAACATCGTTATCTGCTGTCGCAACTCTATCCACAGTTTTGAGGATACGTTGGGCTTCAAATACGAGTTCCGTAGGAACAATCAAAAAGCGAGCTGATTTACTAACACGTTTACCGCGATAGTCTTTCATTTCGTCTTTGATATCGATTAATGCCTGTTCTAGAGAAGCTTCAGACATATCTGCGGCCGTGCTTAGTTCATTCCTGATGGTTAATCCATCCTGAATTGGATGGTCAGTAGCACAAAGCTCCTTACCGTCCGCACCAGAGGCATCAGTAAATGCATTATCTAATACATCCGCTAATAGTTCTTCTTTCTTCTCGTCTAATGATTTACGTAATTCTGAAGATTGATTCTTCATCACGATGTCCGCTTGTCCAAAGTCCATCATCTCTTTCGTGATGATAAAACCGTTGGCATACGTAGCTTGGGTGTAGACTTTTTCAGGGCCTTCAACCAAGCTATCGTAACTCACAGACGCTCCTTCTGACTTAACAGAAGCGAGGCCTAAGCCACCGAATATTGAATCATGTTCAAATTTACGTTTGGTAGATTTCTCGTCAAAAATACGAGAATACAACGGGTCTAGGGATTTTTCAGCATCCATAAACCAGTGGCGTCCGATCGGTTCTAAGTCCGAGGGATAACTACCCGTGGTAATAATTCCACCTGCCATAATATATCTCCTTAATTAGATACCGGCTACGCCTGGCATTTCCGTATGGTCGTTTAACAAACAATACCATTCAGCATTCGCGCCAATTGCGTTACCATGAAGAGGGGCTAATCTCAATACCTTCAGAGCTAGAGCATCGCTCGTAGCTTTAGAAGATGAATCAATTTCAGCTCCACTAATTCCAGTTATTGCGTCACCCGCAGTATCAAGTACTAGGTCATAGTTAAGACCTACAGTAGTAGCAGCGACGTTTTCATCAACACTATCTTCCTGTGCACTAAATATTACAAAGGGATCGTCAACTACTAAAATTACGTCCTCGGTACTTGCAGCACTATGTACAGTAGTTAAGTTCCCGGAACGGGTAACTTTACCAACCATAATGCCTGTGTTTGCTCCTGCCGCGTTACCAATCGCTAGTTCAGGTAATTCACCTGAGGCCCACGATTCAGAACCGCCATAAACTGTAGCTAAGTTTGAAGTACTATTTTTAACGACTGGGTCGCCAATAAATAGTGCTGTTGCATAATCACTCTTTTTATAGTAGGGATTAATTGTCGCACTTAGCGGTACACCGAGGCTATGTTTTACAGGGTTAAATCCGTGTGGATTATCTGCCATGTTTAAACACTCCTTTTATTATGAATCGACATTATTTAACAATAAGTCGATCTTCAAATATTCCTTCTGCAGAACCTTGTCTCCTGGGATTAGTGATCCCACGCCGCTCCTCGGATTTCTCTTGGAGGAGTTCTCGTTTAAGAGTTTGTATTTCGTCATATAGATCTTGTTCTATTTCTAATAAATACAGCATCTCTCCCGCACGGCCTACGGAAACTTTATCTCCCTTATCATTCATTGTGAATTCATAACCTAAACGATTATACTTCTCAAATTGATAGGGTCCGTCTTTCATCCAGTAATATTTCATACCCGATTTACGAACGGAGTCCGGTACCTGCAAAGGTCCTTTATTGACTAGAAGATCTCTAGTCACTCGAATAGGACGTTTCCTACTCTGTCTTGCCTCTGTGGCGTCGTTGTCGTCTGTAACAGGCTGCTTATCAGCCTTCTTCTCTTTTGTCATGACAATTCCTCTTACTTAAGTTGTCCTCTAAGACGCATGCCTTCTTCTAAACTCTTCATATAATCCTCTACTTTGAGATTCTCATCTAAAGATAAGAAGCGTTGGCACGCCGCTTTCTGTCTATCATCTAGACTTTCATACCTAATTTTACCCGCACTAGGACGTGCTTCAGATTTAGACGCGCTTTCTACGGCTGCAGGTCTTTTTCTATTAGGATTTGAAAATCTATGTGGATATAAACTCTTGATCTCTTTCTCTACTAAGCCCAGTCTCTGGTCGTCGCTGAGATATGGCTTTGATTCTGCCATGTGTTGATCTATGTTAATGGCTTGATTCACCATATTTGAATTTTCATTTGTGTTCGTGTTAAACCAATCTTGGTTCCGGTCCTGGAACTCTAGAGCAGCTTCTGGGATATCCCGTTGTGCGCTACTTCGGGGAACAGTTTCTCTTGATAACTCATCTGAGACCTTAGCATATTCGCTATCAATCTCTTCAAAGGCATCCAGATCACCCTCTTCCACAGCTGTCCTACGTTTCTCTTTCAAGTCTCGGAGGGCTTGCTCGTAGCCTTGCCTCTTGGAATCTTTAACTAGTCCACTCAGCTCATGGACTTGGTCCGCTAATCGTTTAGTTTCCCTACGGTTTTGGTTCTTGAGCTCTTTAATCTTATCAAATAATTCTCCTCGTCGTAAGAATTCTTCTGCAGATACAGGCTCTTTATCTTCCTCTTGAAAATCCTCAGGGGGCTTCCAGCCCTGTTCCGTTGCGGCTTTTTCAACTTCTGAGAGTTCCCCGTCAGTTGATTCCTTTGTCCCGTACGGTAACTTTTCAGCTACTTCGGGGGGATTTTCCTCAATATTATCCCGTACGGTAATATTCTCTTCACCCTCTGTGGGGGTTAGTTCCTTAATGGAACCATCTTCTTGTTCAGACATAATCACCTCTCTGTTATGGTGTCTTCGCTATAACATCCTCATCGTTAATGATACGATAGAGTTTGCCCGTTTCTTTGTCCAGGAACTTTTTGCCGTCATACTTCTTGTATAAAACGTGGTCTCCTACTTCGACCCACGGGCCGTCGTGATGACTTAAGTTATATGCAGTTTCGCCTAAGGCTACTACAGTCCCTACTTCTTGGAACTCTCGTTCCCGTTCATAATCGTCGGTGGAATGGGTAAGAATGATATCTCCATCTTTCTGTACACCTTCACCTATTTCGTCTACCAAAACCATAATTCTATGGCCTACTGGTATCCAAGGTAACTTTTTCATATTAGATCCTCCATCCCTGCGATTAAATCATTAAACAATTCTTCTTCTAACAACTCATCTAACAGTTCTATTTTACCTAATGCGAAGTTCTTACTGCCTATGTTGTCCTTTTGGATTTCTCCCTTCAGTAAGTGTTGTACCATGTGTTCTCGCTCATCCTCCATCAGTCGAAGAAGTACCTGAGTCACTGGATGGTTTTTCCACTGATAGACTTCTTGGCTCGAATTCGTCGTCCCCATCTGTTATATCTCCTGTTATTGATTCAACATCTGCATTACTCAATTTAGATTCCGGATCTCTCGCTAAGGCTAATGCATCCAGTCTAACGGACATGTCATCGACCAGTGCTTTATAGGTAGAGATATCAGACTTAACGCCCGCTGCTTCAGCGTCAGCCAGTGCCTTCACTGCTCTAGATCTCAACTCTTCTATCTCAGCTTCTGTTTTCATAGCATCGATTCGTTGTGCACGTTCTCTCAGGTCCATTGCGCGGGCTTCTAATACTAGCTTTTTACCTCGTTCGTCTATTTCCGACTGCTTATCTATGACTTCTAAGGGTGGTGGTTCGTTCGGATTTGGAGGTGGAAGTATTGCATCTACGTTCGGAGTACCTATGTCTTCCAGGTATCTCTTCATAATTTCCCTATCGTTGATTCCGGGTTGTCCCATCAATTGCATTAATGCCTGGGTTCTGGCTATTCTGTGTGCGTCAGATGAAATAGAGGGGTCTGCTACGGGCATGACATCAAGTTCAGCTTCTTCATAATCGTCTCGTCGCACTACAGCTTCGTCATCTAATATTCTAAAGTAAAGTTCTCTGTCCAAAAATAATCTATTAATTCTGAATAGTTTGTTGAACTCTTTTTTCATGCCCTTGTATAGTCGCTTCTGAATGGCGGAAAATACTTTCGTTCCCTGCTCAATTAACGCTAGGATAGTCGTAGCCGGAACGTTTTGTGCTTGTTCCTGGCCCGTCAAGGCATCACTTACACTAGACGCTTCTTTTGTGGCTTCTACTAAAGTTCCTAACAACTGGAATAATACATTGGATGGTTCTTTAAACTGCATCATGTGTATATGCTTACCTACATCATCAATGGCAGATAAGTTAACCTTTTGCAGTTGTCCAGGAGCCATGTTAAAATCACCACCTGGAATCTTAAGCCTTTTATCGATGAAGCCGGACTGCGTATTCGCTAAAGTACCAGCATCTATTAATTGGTTAAGGATTGTGTTTACACTATTATTCAATGAGTATAGCAATTGACCAAACCCAATGCTATAAAACTTACCCCGAGGAGAGCGTATAAAGTGGAAATCCGTAAAGTGCTCTACTGGCTTAATTCTTAATATTTTATCGTCTTCCGTATATTCTATGTCTTCTTCGTCATATCGTGCTACTACTCGTAATACTTTACGAAGGTCTCTGTCTACTAATACAATGTATGGCTCTTCGTAACCGTCACCATCTAAGTCTATATATCTGTGTTGTTCTAATATTTCGTGCACACTATCTTCTTGCATGGATTCTAGTGCTTCGCTGTCTAGTTCGTCTGAATCCATTTCGCTATAGATCCCTAACCGCATTCTTTCCATGATATGATTTTTATGCATGAAGAAACGATGCGTTACTCTCCGGGCTTCTTCCAAGCTCTTAACATCATCATGTACGAAGATATCATCATATAAGCATAGCTCGCTAACTGGTCGTTCTTTGATTGGATCATAATAAGTCTTTTTAAACGCTATACCTACGGCAGCTAACATATGTAACATCTTGTCCAGATCATCTTCCCATTCTTCCATTTCATGAAGTAATTGGTACGACATATGCGTGCCTACTCGTCGAGCCCTATCTGCCTTTTCTCCAGACTCGTCCCTACCTACTACTTGTACCCGGGCTACTTTACCGTTCTTGATCAGCTCAGGCATCTGTCTAGACGCAAACTGAATAACAGCCGTGGATACTAGGGGATACTTGACGTTAGATGCATTTGGCCAAGGATAATGCTTAGTCTCATGTTTTAATTCTATTAGGTCCAGGGCTTTCTCGGTAAGTCGTTCCCAGCCACTTCGACTCTGTTTATCATGCTCAAATGAGTTTAGTACTTCATTTGCTAATCTTAGTAAGTCTTCTTCACTCATCTTATCTGCGATGTTAGGAAGGTTTACTATAGATTCGATATTAAAAGTCTTTGTAAGTTTTTTCATATTAATAACCTGTCATTGGGTCAGCACCTCTAGATATCTTATCTTGAGCAATCTGCCAATCATTTCGCAGAGAGTGTTCGTCTTGGTATGCTTCTTCTTCATTAATTGCTATGTCCATTCCAGACATAACTAGGTAACGTGTTGCGTCCATTAAATGGTCATCCTTTTTAACGATCCTTCCGTTTTCATCTCTACGATATATACGGAACTCACCCAGCCAGTTATTCAGGGTTTTAAATACCTTTAACTGTCCGCTCGATAATAGATTCCATTGTTTAAATAGTCCTGTCTCTAAACTATTATTAGCTAGTACTAATTCCATTCCTTCGTCCACATAGTAAGAATACAAGCTTTTGCCGTCTGTGGGATTAATAAGTTTCTCTGCTGCAGGGTCAACTACGCCGGGAATCCATTCCCCTCTACTTCGTATGCCTGACATTAATACTGGTAATTCTTGTCTACCTTGGTAGAACTCGGAGTATAGGTACATGGTGTTCGAGTTAGGATCAATCGCACCCCATACTGCTGCAGTCTTATTCCAGCCTACATCCAGTCCGAAACACTTCTTCCAATGTGGGGGTATTTCAAAAGGCTCTACTATCACTTCTTCTTCTAATATAGGATAGATAGCACCTGAACCTAATTGAGGTACTCCTTTTGACCGGGCATCTCGCTCGTAGGGCAAGTATGCGGATAACATTTCTTCTTTCATATCTTCATTGATATGAGGTACTTCTTCCCAGTCTATTTGAACAATATACTTACGGGCAGGCTTACCAGTTACTAAGTCACGAACTACACCGTCTTTGGGTAGCCGTCCTCCTGGCATAAAAGATAGGACCACGTCTGACAAGCCTAGTAGGGGAGTAAACGTACAATAGACCATACCGTCCGTGGTCGCTATTCGGGTTAAACACTCTGTATATATTCCGGGGTTTTTTGGTTCTTCGTCCATCCATATAACATGTACTGAATGTCCCTGGAACTTTTCTCGTTCTTGTTCGTACGATTTAAAAGTAATTGCCGAGTATCCGTCGAAGACGCCCTCGGTGTAATGCTTAACACGAATAGTATCTATAGCTTCAGGCACACCTGCCCGACTAACACATTTAGGATCTAGGTCGTCTTTGGGGATTAATCCTGTGCCCTTATCTACAAAGCTACCTACTAGGATATGCTGGCATACCTCTTTGGTCTGTATATTAGATACGCCCACCGCCCAGCAGTTAACTGGATGTGTGAATCGACGTCCTTCCCACCAATGTGGGTAGTGACCGGTAGCATGGTATGCCATCTCGATTCCTCCCGCTAGGGATTTACCGGAACGGTTAGCTGCAATCATAGCTCGCTGTCTATATCTTGCACCTGCTTTAAAGAACGCTAGTTGTTTGGGATAAAGCTCTCGTCGAAACTCTCCCTTGTCAGGAAAGAATGTACCGATTTGATTATACTTCTTCCTCTGGTCCTTTTCCGCTAGTAGGAGTGCTAGTTCCTTCTTCGTCTTGTGTGATTCCTTCAAACTCATCTAGGCCCTCTAATAAACCTTTAATTCTATCGTCTAATTCAAGATTAGACAGTTGTTGTATATTTTGCAACACCTGCATGTCTCCATGGATGTTGATCTGAGTATTCTTTCCGGAGTCACCTCCTCGAGCCCATCCGAACTTATTATTCATAAATCCTAAATATACAGTTGCATTGAATCCTTTGATCTGTCCCGTCATGCCTGCTATCCCTACTTGTTCAAACCAAGCTTCTCTAGCAGCGTCTCCGATTTCGGAGGCTTCGGCAAAGTCGGGATTCTCCTTCATCCACCTATAGTATGTGTCCCTAGATATTCCCCACTCCGCGCATATACGCGTTACGGTGTATCCTTGGGCAACTAGCTCGGACAATTGCTTTAAGTAATCTACCTTAAAACTACTAGGTCTTCCTGTGTCCTTTTTAATTAGCTCGCCTTCTTTGGGTTTAGTGTCTATTTTTCGCATTTAATAATATTTCCATAATTTGATCTAATTTATGGTCTATCCGTTTTAACTCTTGGTCTATGTATGATTGCCTAACATAGATAGGATCTAGCCTGTCACTAATCAATGTGCGTATTTCCTTTTCTGTCATCGTCTGGTCTAATTTAACCACTGTTCTTCTTAGTAAGAATCCGAACAAAGCTAACACAGGAGCAAATAACATGTATATTGGGTATTCTCCTCCGAACATCATCGTATCCTTTTTATTTTTTAATTAAGGGCTACGGTCTCTCCCGCGCCTAGTCACACCACTTGCTTTCTGAGCAGGTGTCGCTCTCCTCCTAACGCAGGGTTAGGCAGTGGGTTTCCTTACCATACGGCGCCAGTTCCTTCTACATAGTGCCGGTAAACCGGTTTCGAATTTCCGTAGCACCGCTCCAGTAACCGCCCATTTCTACACGTGAAACACGCTCCATGGGTCTTAATAAACGCCTCTACTTTCTTATACTCGACGGAACGTTCACTTCCGAGTTTCATGCTCCGAGGAGCAAGTCTTATGTTAGGTTGAGTCAATGTCCTAAAGTAGCGAAATTCCTCAATGCACGACTTAATGGCCACACTGACTCAAATTCAGTACTTAGGAATCTTCTCCTAAGATTAATTCTTTAATCACATGTATACTCATATGATGGAGCTGGGTGGATTTGCACCACCGTTAGGTAGTTGATCCCACGTATCTCTTTAGAACACATGGACTACCTCTTTCTATAACAGCCCCGTTGTTGGTAGCGGAGCCGGGAATTGCACCCGGGCTTCGGGGTTATGAGCCCCGCGTAATGCTACTTTACCACTCCGCGTCATTACTTATAGGCAAAAGAAGCCTATCACGAACATCACTACTAGGAATCCTCCTACCGCATAAAATATATACGGGGGTTTACCGTGCATAATCACCTATCCTTTTTCTATTAAAAAAACATGGTAATAATAAATACTACCACTAAAATTCCACCTACAATATAACCAGGGGTCCCAAGACCCCATCTATTCTTGGCCATCTTATAAAATTGCGACTACTAAGGCTACTACCGCTACTACCGCGATGCCTATAATAATCCAGCGTTTTTTACCGCCTTCTCCATGTTCTGACATGTTATATTCCTCTTTAAATTGCTATTAACACTGAGATAGTTATTAGTACAACTACCCCTGCGATTATAAATATGCGTTTACTTTTTTCTATTATCTATTCCTTATAAAGCAATAAATAATATAACTACAGCAACTATGCTGCCGTACACGTAAGGATGTGCCTTGACGTGCGCTACGAATTTACTAAAAAACTCTTTCATTTTATTTTCCTCTTACCCCTGTTTAGATATAAATTTAAGATCAGTCTCATTCGCTATCAGGTTCATGTACCCACTATCGATCTCCCAATCTATCCCATTCACTGGTTCTCCTGGAAATCTGGGATCTATTTTCCCTTTAGCATCTACATGCTTATGTCCAGAAAGCTCTTTGATTGATGGGTAGTCATGCCTTAAGATACGTAGTAATTTAACACATGTATCTATCTGCATTTCGTTTACCCAACCTGCTCTTCCTCCCCCAACAAAGGATACTCCTACAGTACCTACATTGTTCCTACGGGCATGGAATGTTTTCCTGCTCGCGGGGACTAATTCGTGTATATGGCCATCGCGCGTAATGATATAATGATATCCTAGTTTGCGACGAATAAGTGTCGAAACTGCCCCACTTACCGAACTCCCACCCGTATGATGTAAAATCACCCGGTAAGGTTGAATAATCCTGGGTTTCGATATCACTAATCCATGTCTTCGTTTCCATTTCAATTATTTTCCCCAAAACTTAAATAGCTCACGAATTCCCCAAACTGCCATCATCATACCTCCGAAGATCATGATATACCAATCTGGTACCGCTGCCATAACGTTATCGAAATAAGCCTTGATGGCATTCGGAAAGAATGCTCCTAGTATCAGTGGGGTCCAAAGAAGCACGAAAGATACCCGCTTCATCCACTTATCGGATCGCCTAATTTGTTCGAGTGCCCAAAGTGAGTCTTTGGACGATTTGTCCAGTGCTAGCTCACGAAGTCTTGTCTCTACTGCCATTCTTCTTTCATGCTCCATAAATTGGAGCTCTCTTGATTTATCATAGCGATCACGCAAGATTCCTGAGAGACTGCGCACTACGGCCACTAACGGACCGGCAAGGATGCTTAATATACTACCGATAGTTTCTACTCCCCAGTTATCAGTTTATACCTCTTATAATTTAAGTATAGTCTATTTCGAGACACTTGTCAAGCTTTTTCTGCAAAAAACATGAAATAAGTTAAATTTTGTCCGCTGGAGGACATTTAATGATGTCAAAATACGGTGATTCCTCAAAATCCTTAGGTAAAATGAGTTTACACGGTTTATCGTCGAATAATATCTTTCCGTCCGATGCCAACGTGGGCAAAGGCATGATGGGGAAATTAACCGAAGCAAATGCGCTGGCTATCATGTGAGAACATATATCACGTAGTGATTCGGGATCTTTCACACTAAATAGTCGTGTCGTAGTTTTGTTCGGTAATAATTTAAAGGGTAGGGTTAGGAATAGTAATAAATCCCAGACATGTACTACGTCATACTCTTGTCCTACCGTATGGACCGCGAAATCCAACACTTTTTGTAGTTTTCGACTACCTAGTCCTTTTGGTCGGCATATCCGCACATGCTCACCTTTATATTTATCTAAAGGGTATATTTTCACTCCTGAAGCTAGGTTAGCCTCTATGATCAACGTATCCCCTTTGTTTCCTTCGTAATGTTCCTTGACCAGTGCCCTGGTTTCTATATTTTCTATCAGGTCGGATGTTCCTAAGCATAGGCCGCAATGGGTCCAAGGACTGTTGGACAACTTGTTGATTACTCTTCCTATACGGTTACATTCATAAGAAACAAGTACATCTCCAGGCCTTATTCGTTCTTTCAGTACTTCGAAGTCCGCCAAATGGCCGGTTATAACCTCACTTTTGGCTAACACCAAGTCTACCAATCTTTCTCTAAACTTTTCTTTCATTATTTCCCCCCTATTACACTTTTTTGTAATATACTGTCATATTTCGCCAGTATCTAACAATTATTGTTACTTTTTGGCCGATAAAGGACCTAATAATGGCCGAAGACCAGTTTTTGGCCGTTATTGGCCTATATATTGGCCGAAGCTACTTTACTCCCCTTACTATACATCCCCCGTTCTTCATTTTTTTAATTTGTTCTTGTTTCTGGCATATTTGACCGCCTCGAACAATAACATCACCACCTCGTATTGCTTTGTTCCATTGTCGCGTAGTCAACTTCTGTTTTACGTGGGTTCGTTGGTACCAGTACTGGGTATTATTCCATACCTGTCTCTTTCTCATAGTATTTTGATTATTAACACTAGGTACAATCCACTTTTTCTTTAGTACACCACTAGGAAACCTAAAGTTATGAAATAGGATCTTAGAGTTAGGGTTAATTACTGCGATATCACCTTGGAACAGTAAAAGAGCAGCTACGCTAGCTACCAGTCCTCTTCCTTCCACAATTACTTGTGCTCTTGAATCTCGAATCGCGTTTCCTACCGCTATTAAGCTACTTACGTGTCCTCCACGATTGTTGTACAGGATGATGTAAACTACTTCGCCACTGTTTGCTGATTGCAATCTATGTATCAGTCTTCGATATTCACCTGGTTGTTTAACCTGCGAATGCAGTACATATACGTTACCATATGTTGGATTCTTCTTTACTAGCAGGTTGCCACTAGCCCCTATCGAAGTGAAGCTAAAGATAGCTAACACTAGGATTAATAGTCCTTTTTTCATCATTTATACCTTTAAGTCTACAGTAATAGGATTATTCTGTAGTATTATTGTGCACTAAGTTGTGCTTTATAGAGCATATTGTCCAGGATAATGTACCATACAGAGCACATTATTGACGTATATGTCGATTGGAGGTAACATTGGACCCCTCTTATCTTTAGTATAGTATAGTTGTCAGATAAAGTCAAGCTTTTTAGGACATTTTGTCAGAAAAGTACCCAAAAAATAGCTGGGAACCCGTATTTTCATTGAAAAGCCTCTCTTTTAGCTGTCAGATAACTTCCCCCCGTACCTGTCAGTACCTTTTCCACAAGTTGCGCACCTTAGTCCATACCACCTTCGTGGCAGCTATGATTAACCATAACGCATAATAACCCACGTATAGAACGGCAATCCATACCCAGATCTCAATAGTATCCATAATCTCTCTCCTCACAAGTTGAACTTACCGGGGAACCCGGATAGTTGCTTTACCGTACACCCCTTACAAAATCGCTGTAAATGATGTGCTTAGGGTCCCCGGCCTTGCCTACGCATCGGCCTAAATGTTTGGGGTCCCCCCGCACCTAAATAAATATATACCCCCACACAACGTAGTGTACATAGAACGTGCCTAGTAAATCAAATTAAAATACCATACCCCCCATGCATATTATGACCAATGCCCTTGTTTTATGACATATGTATGCAGCGTTGACTGTTTATATAACGCAGGTACAGGGTTATATCATGATGATCATAGGCTATTGTCTAATACATAGTACCCACATGTAGTACACATACGTACTAAGCATAGGTAATAGTATGGATATAGACTATGTGTCACGAGTGTCACGGTAAAGTGTCACAGGTAATGGTGAAGTGTAGTGGAGTATGACAGGGCATATACGAAGTACAGCATGGTATAGTGTATACAGTAAACTATAAACTATAAACATATATGTTATATACGTACATACGTACGTTATATATTATATATATATATATACATGTACATACGTACGTTATATTATATATATATATTATATATATACATGTGCCTCATATTATATATATATATATGTTATATACATGTAC